CAAGGATATATTGGAGCACTTGAATCTCAAATTCATGTTATCAATATTGTGTTGAGAGGAAGAGCAACTCTTGACGAAGAAATACAGAAAGTAATATATAGCAGAGATAAAATTCAATGTCCGACTTGTGGACACTGGAACAAATCTAGTTTCAAGTTCTGTCCTCAATGTACAACAGCAGTTCATATCATTTAAAGAATAGCGGGAAGGTAACTTATTAGTTTACCTTCCCGCTTTTTCTTATAGTGTTACGTTTGATAGTTTTGTATTTGTCTTGCCGGGGAGTAGGAGTAGCATTTTCTTTTCGGTGATATGGACACCAACCACAAGAGATTAGCTTCTGTTTTTCAAGATAAGCTTTTCTTTCTTTGTTGCCTAAGTCAGCCATAGATTTCCTTCCACCGCCTTTGGTTAGCTTTATATATAATATCATCCACCTTATCTTTTCCTTTCTTTAGTCCATAGTATCGAATTGATCAAACCTGTTATCCCAATATCCACCTACCCAAACATTAGTTGAATGAAACAACCAATTATTAGGACACGTTGCAAAGTAAGCAAGTTTCTTTTTGTTTCCGTCAAATGGATCACGAATAAATCTTGTAGATATATCTGTAAGTTCTGCTCCACATTTATGACAATGTTCTTCTCTAAGACGATCCATATAACCCTCCATCTGTTTAAACATGATATCATATATGAAACAAAATGTCAAGAAATATTTTAAAATATAAATAAAAGAAACCTATCTATATCTTATTTTTTTATAAAGGAGAAACACAATGGCAAATCCTAACATTACCCTGACTGCATTCATGAACAATCTTAATGATGTATGCCGTCCAAATCGTTTCTTTGTTCAAATTTTGGACAATGGAAACAATCCAATCTGGCCTTTACAGTTTTCATTCTATGTGAAAACATTCGTAATTCCTGATAAGAACATTGGTGAATTGACAATCAATTATCAAGGATTGCAGAACAAAATCTCTGGAGACGGAACCTTCTCTGACGTATCTATGACACTCCATGTCGATACTGATATGGCAATTAAACAGTTCATTACTGATTGGATGAATGGTATTCTTAATACAGATACTGTTGACGATAACAACGTTAGACAGGCTCCTGATGAATACAGAACTGACATCCAGGTACAGCAATTGGATAGAGTCGGTGATGTTGTAAAGACATTCTTACTTCATCAGGCATGGCCTAAAACTGCAAGTTCAATCGAAGTATCTCATGACTCAACAGATACACCAGAAGATTTCACAGTAGACTTCTGTATTAACTCCTGGGAACTTGTAGATTAATAGTTCTTGCATTAAGGAAGATGTTATGTTATAAAAGGGGAAGCTAATCGCTTCCCTTTTTCTTTTAGAAAATCTTGATGCCTGTAACAATTCCTGATGCAAGAAGTTCCAAAACTCCCCATCCAGCCAAACCAAATAATATTGTTTTTAATATTGCATTTTGCATCGTTTCTGAAGTCCAGACAATACCTAAAAACATATTCATGATAGACGCAAGAAGCAAACACCATTGTAAATGATTCATACATTCTCCTTTTTAATTTAGTTACTTTCAAAGACTATAGCATATCTTGAATTCAATGTCAATCGAAAACTTATAAATAAAAGAAACTTTATAGGATTACTATGCCCGACATTACTCTAGCTGGATTTCAAAATGCTCTCTCGGATGTTTGCCGACCTAATAGATTTTATGTTTCTATCAATGCTCCTGATGCATTAGAAGAGTTTGAAGAAGACGATTCCTTTTTAGTTAAAGGTGCATCTCTTCCTGGCAGATCGATAGGAGAACATGAGCAATGGTGGCAGGGAGAACGATATAAAATTCTTTGTGATAGTACATACGATGATGTAACTATTACGTTCTGGAATAACTATGATGATACTGGATCAAATCTTAGAGATAAATTTGAAGATTGGATGAATCTTATTGCTAATGATGAGAGTAATATAAGAGGAAACCATAGTGATATTAAAGGTGAAGTAAATATTTCTCAATTAGGAAGAGACGGAACTTTACTTAAGACCTATACTTTAAAACATGCTCAACCTAAAGCAGTTGGTGATATTGAACTATCAATGGATAACACAGATCAATTAGAAGAATTTACTGTTATCTTTAGCTATAGTTATTTTACTACAGATAGTTCAGATGGATCACAAGGAGATATGGCAGGAGAAGATGTTACAAGTCCTGAATTTCCAGATACAGAAACCCATGTAATGAATGGATCAAAAATCGCAGCATTGTTTCCAACTACCAAATAAGGAACTATTATGGCATTAATGTTTGACCTTTCAAAAAATTGTAACTTTAAGATTATACTTCCTTCAAATCAAAAGTTCATAGAACTGTTCACTACAGAGACTTCTATTCCAGGTATCACAATAGGATCAATGGATTTGAATTATCAATCTATGACTAGAAGAATGCCAGGAAATAGTATTTCATTTGAAGAAATTACTCTTACTCTTTTGATCGATAAAGAACTACAAACATATCTGGAGTTGATTTCTATTTTGAATTTGACACATAATGTTTTAACAAATACATATGAAGTTAATCAAGAAGTATTTGATGCTTATATGTTGATCACAACTCCAAAGAACAATCCTTTATTTCAACTTCACTTCTATGATGCTTGGATAGAAACTTTTTCATCAATCAGTATGCAGACTACATCGGGAGATGACAATCCTTACAACATGACTCTTGGTGTGAAATATAATTACTATACTATTGAGACTGCATAATGGTATCATTTAAAACATACATAACAGAAATGTCTCTTCCTAGAGAACAAGATATTGTAAAAGAATATTATCATGGAACTTATAACGAAAAAGCAATTCAGTCTATAATTAAAAATGGAATTCAACCTCCTGCTTTATGTACAGTAAAAAGAAATCTAACTCCAAGAGAAGGTAAAGTTTACATTACACCTACGTTAAAATATGCAGTAATTTATTGTATAGGTGGAGATATGATAGGTAATATTATAGATGATTACCAATTAGAAACATGGGGAAGATATGGTTATCTTTGTGTGATAGACGGAAAAGATTTACATGATATACAACCCGATGAAGATTCTATAGGAGAAATGATATATAAAAAATCTCCTAATTGGATTTATGAAAAAGCTAAACATTGGTTGGCTCCTTCTACTATGAAAAAAGTTATGGAAGGTGAATATTCCTATTGGGCCAAAGCAGGAAAAGTTTTAGTAACTAAACTATCTGATTATGAAATATTACAATTAATAGATGCTGGAGCACATATCGCCCATCATGGAGCAATTCGACCTTCTCAAATTTGGAAGTTTGATAAATCATTAAGTAAAGATTTAACTCCATTGTGTACAAACTTTTGGCAATTAGCAGAAAGAATAAAATGAGTAAGTATTATACAATACAAAATATGTATCCTCATCTGAAGCATAAAGAACGATACCTTTCCGAAAATAAATTGATAACGGCGAGGTCGGGATGGGAAATTTCTTTTATTACAAAATTCTTAGATGCTCGACCAGATATTATTGGATGGTCAAGTGAAGATTTTTTTATTCCTTATTACTATCCAGTAGATGGAAAACCTCATAGATATTTTCCAGATTTCTATGTTAAATTTAAAACTAAAGATGGTGGAATTGCAGAACGAATTATAGAAATCAAACCATTCATAGAGACTCAAATACCAAAAGTTCCTAAAAGAATGACATCAGGATATAAAGATAGATGTAATACATATATAAAAAATCAATGTAAATGGGAAGCGACTAGAGCATATTGTGAACGAGAAAGAGCAAAAGGTCGTATTCTCTTTTTTGAAATTATAACAGAAAATGAATTTCCTTTTGGTTAATTCGTTTTTGTCTATTTCTTTCCTTAAGAGTTTCTGATATTTTCTTTCTTCGTTCTTCTGAACGAGTTTGTCCTGTTAAACTTTTTGAAATATTTCGTCTATATTCTTCTGATCTTATTTTTCCTTTATGGCTGTCGGACATTTTCTTTCTAGTTTCGTTAGATACTATTCTTATTTTATTACTTTCCGATACATTTCTTTTAGTTTTTTCAGATTGAAGCTTTACTCCTTTACCACCTATTGTTAAATTATATGTATTTCTTCTAGCAACAAATGATATATCAACTATTTGTGCTTCTAATTCATATGCTTGTTGTTTATCATAACAATAATGTAATATGATTCTTTCAAATTTTTCTTTACCATATTTATTGATAGCATCAATTAATGCAATTCCACTTCCGAGATATCCATCATCTTCTTTCCAGGTAGAATGTTTTCCAACATAGATTTTGTTATTGATTAGATTTCGAGTAAGATAAACTAGATGATACATGATATAGCTCCTATAAATAGATATGAGGAGGACAGCAGTAATTTGCTCCTACTGTTTCTAGTCTATGGCAATAGCTAGATTACTCCTTCTACTTTATTTATATAAATAAAAGAAACTTATATTATAAGGATATCATATGCCGTTCAAAGAAACAATTAATAATTTACTAGAAGGACTAAAATTTTCTTTTTATTCTAAGCGTGAGGCAGAACTAGAAAATCCATCAGACACTACCGCAACTGCTACTGAGCGAGAGGTAGAGAGTTCTTATGTAATGTATGATCCGTTCGCCAGCTACAGTTCATCACAGATGGGTCAGCAAAGTGTATGGTCAGCTTCGAAAAATGAAATGATTCGTAAATGGAGAGAAGCTTCTTATCTTCCTGAAGTTGATTTAGCTCTAAATGAAATTGGTAATGAAGCAATTATCTATGATGAAATAGATGATATCATTTCTTTGAATTTGAATGATCTTGATGTTCCTGATTCTATTAAAGATATGATGCAGGAAGCATTTTCAAAGATTCTTTTTCTTTTAGATTTCAATGAAAGAGGAGATGAACTTTTCAGACAATGGTATATTGATGGAGTTTTAAATTTAGAAGCAATATATTCTAATG